ACCTGATACGGCACCGTGGCGTTGCCCGTAGGCGTTAGGGTGTGGATACCCTCATCGGTATGGACAGCCAGCGAGTTGCCGAGGGGCGAAATGCCGGTAATATCGTAATCAAAGTTATAATAATCGGTCGAACCCCATGTGGTTATATCGCCGGTGTTACTGCGCCATAGCTGATACTTCGCGCCATTGACATTGCCTATCCATAGCCTGTTGTCCCAGTAGGCGATATGCGCGCCCTTCGTAAATCGACTATCGTCATCCAGGGCGGCGATGTTATTGGTGCCGCCCGTCCATGTAACCGCATCGGTGTCCACGCCATTGGTCAATACGAGGGACGCACCCGCCAGCACCCACTCCCATACGTTGTCATCGCCTGCGGTGATGGTCGCGCTGCCCGTTCGATCTGTTCCGCTGCCGCCGGTAACATCGTAGAATTTATTGCCCGCTATGGCGAATGTCTTTTCTACGCCCGCCAATGTCACTTGCCCCACGGCTGTTATGGTGGCCCCGCTGTTGAGGGCCGAGCCGTTGAACTTGCTGAACCCCTTGCGCTTCTCCACCTGACCGGCTTGGCCGACCCGGCAGTTGCTCATCGAATACAGCGCATTGGCCCCCATGTCTTCCGTGGGAAGGTCATACCTGACCCCCTTCGACCAAGGGCCGTATTGCACCGAGCTTGCACTGATAGGCATTACGAGAGGCTGCCTTCCAGCGGCTTGAAGCCAAAGGCCCCGCCGCCCATGCCGTCGCGGCGGCGCATCCGGTAGGACCGGTTGCCTTGGACAACGGTGTTCTGTAACAAGCCCCGCTGTATGACCCGCTCCATCTCTGCCTTGTCTACCATCGACCCCTGATCGTCCCCTTTTTCCTGCTTATACAGCGCACTGACCCCGAAGGCCAGCGCGGGCTGTAACAGGGGATGGACATAGGTGTCGAGGGAGTCGCCATCGTCGCTTGAGGTGAAGTCGGGGACGAAGGCGTAATAGCGGTATTTAATTACATCGGTGTCGTTGTCGGGCTTGGGGTATAGGGCTACGCTGACATATCCAGTGGATGAATTGATGCCGTCAATGCTGACGTAACGCGGATCGCCCGTTTCGGAGTGGTCCGGGTCGTTAGCGTCCAAGTCCTGGCTGCTCCACATGACCAGCACATGGTCCTGGGTGTCGTTTCTAAACGAGAGAGGCTCCGCTACGTCCGCAGCCAAGCTGTAACTGCGCTGGCCATTTACGCTGGTGAAGCTGCTCTCTTTAAACAGCCAGAACCACTTCGCCCTTGAGGCAAGATCCTTGGTAGCTATGTTGAGATACGACCTTGCGCCATCCTTGAAGGTCGTTGAGGTGGTAGACAGCCCCACCCGGCGCAGCGCAAGCTGTATTACTTCAATATTAGTCAATGTAGGTCTACCCAGCTTCCATTAGCCCGAACTTGCAGCTTATTGGTGGAAGAATTGTATATAATTATACCATTAGCAACATTAGCCAACGCATCTCGCTGAGTGCCGGTGAGTTGGGGTGCGCCGAGCGCATTGAACTGCGTTCCATCGCCCCTGAACCCAGCAGCAAGGACATTCCCATTTACGGTCAGATCGCCATGAACGGGGTCGGCCATGTTACATCGTTGCCTCTGCGGCTATCTGATCGAGGTCGTACTCGCTCAAATTATTGCCGTTGCCCTCTAGCCACCTGTTCTTCCAGATGTCAACAGCATCTGGCCCGCGATCCGCTATGCGGCTGGGCGGGTCGGGGACGAATCCGTCGATATGAGATACTTCGCCAAACGCCTTGACCGTATTGCGGACCTGCTGGTTGGTCATCGGCCTCTTCTTGGCGCGGGCGTGGGTCTTGTTGAGGTCGAGCCGCATCCGAATCTTCTCTTTTACATCTTCACTGGCACCGGCAATGACCTCGGCAATCTGATCGGCTGTAACACTCACCTCTGGAGCAGTTGCCGCCACCGCCGGAAGCTCTTGTGTCTCTTCCGGGTCGAGCGAGACTACGTTGGGCGGCTGCTTGGGAGTCTTATTATTCACGGTTATTCTTTCTTGTTTGAGGTAACTGAGGCGAGGCCGAAGCCCCGCCTCGGTCAATGGTGTGCTACTCCAAGTTCAACATTACCGGCGCATACTCAGTAGTTGCAACCGTTGTCAGGGAGTGGCCTATCGCAACCTCCGTCTCCGCATCTTTAAGCTGCACCGCACCATCGGTGCCGTCCGATAGCGTGAGTTGGTTGCCTTCGGTGATCGTGCCATCGGCCAAGCAGGTTGCCTGCCCTCTGGTCTGCACCCAGGCAAAATAGCCGGAGGTGATGCCCCGCAACGTCACGCCCGTTGGAAAAAGATCAACGAGCGTACCCTCGGTTGCATCGGTGATATGGCAGTTATTGTAACGGCTCGCGCTGATGGCCCAATCGGTGGCACCAGTAGTGAGTGCTGTTACAATCGGATCGTAGAGCGTGAATGCGACCACATCGCTGCTGGCCGCGCCATTGCTCTTGATCCGGTAGGTGAAGCCTTCGCCATCGCCATCGGTGATATGTAGGTAAGAGCCTGCATAATCGTTGGCCTCCACGCCCTGGAAGTCAGCCGGGGGTCCGGCACTGCCCGCAGCGGTTAGCGAGACAACAGTAGAGCCAGCCGTAGCAGTGGCAATAACGCCATTCGTAATCTCATCGGCGGCACCCGTTGACTGATCAGCGCAGACCATCTTCCCTACCGTCACCGCAGCATCGAAGTTGCAGTAACGAAAGACGCGCCCATCAAACAACTCTAACCTGTGGCCCAGGTGATACTTGGCGGTGGATGACTCGGTGTACAGGCCGACATTCCCCGCGCCGCCGATACCGCCTACGCCAAAATTGGCATTGTCATTACGTGACATTGTTCGTTCTCCCTTGTCCTTTGCTCGGACTTAAAGCCCCATTGGCTTGGGACTCGGATAATTATTACGCAGTCAGGTTGTAAATAACGCCCTGCCTACGACGATTGTTGGTAGTCAACTGAAGACCAACGATGATAAAAGCAACCTTCGCCATCTGGTTGGCTGGCTCGCGGAACGGGGTCTTAGCGAAGTTCATACCGTTCTGCATCTTCAGCTTCAGATAGTTGGTGTTGAGGAAATACATCCGGCCCGAACCGCAGTCGCGGTCGTACTGGATCGGAATACCCCGGAAGCTCGGCAAGCGACCATCGACACCCGGCGTGTCCTTGCCCGTGATGCGCTGGTAGCCCGTTCCCTCAAAAATCTCCTCGAAATCGCCATACAGGTCATTCGTGGTGAAGATGTGGGTGGGCTGCTCGTTGCCCTCGCTGATGTCGTTCCACGTAGAACTCATCCGTAACATGCCCTCGTAAAAGTTCGTGTTACTGATGGTTACAAACGAGGTATCGCCGCTGGCGTTGTTGGTCTTATTCTTCCACCAACTATTGCCACTGACGGTGATGCCGCCCAGGGTGGTCGGCGTGGTGGCGGGCGCATCGGCGATGATGTCCTGCAAGCCGAGCGGGGCCTTGCCCGTCTGTGCCGAATACAGCGAGGTGTTGATCTGGTCGCGCAGGGTCAGCATCGACTGCTGCGTCTTCGCTTCCAGCAGCTTCATGGCCGCATCGGTCTTGCGGTTTTCCATTTCCTCAACATGGTTGATGGTAATGGGGCAACTCGCATAACGGAACGGATAAAAAGCCGCCGTGATACCATCCACGGCATCGGTGTTCAATACATCATACCCGCTGAAATACTCAGCCGAGTTACCCGCATAAAGGATGTCCTCTTGGATCTCCTTGCCGCCGTTCTCCATCTCCAGCGACCCACTGGAGCGAAAAGCCTCCAGCGTGGGGTATGAATCAAAAAAGTTATCGGTAAGACGCTTGCGCTTGGCCCTCATCGTCAGGGTCCACGCCGCATCCCACGTTTCGGTTGTTGAAGTACTTGCCACGATAGATTCTCCTGTAACAGTTGTTACTTTTTATTCAAAGCCAAGCCCTTGCAACTTGGACAGGACTTCGTTGTCGGTTAATGCCGATCCGTCTTCGGAGGCACCACCAGAGGTGCTGGTCCGCAGTGCATTCTTTGACGTTTTGCGTACCTGCTTGTCGGCGGCCCGTAGCGAGGCTGCATTGCCAGCGGTAACGCCAGCGGCTTTCTCATACGCCTCTTTTACCGTGTAGGCGTTTCCTGTTAATGGGTTGAGATGCGGCTTGTTGCTGCGATCATTCTCCATCAGCCGCAGCATCTCAGGGGTCCATTTCGGGTTGCGAACATCCTCGCCATACGCCTCCACCGCCTCTGCTACAGCAGAAGAGGTCTTGGCTACGGCTTCGGAACGCTCGCGCTCCTGCAACCGCTGCGTAGTGGGGCCGATCAGGGCCTCGCTGCGCTGCATTCGGTCTACCAGCGTGTTGTAACGACTTTCAAGCTCGCTGAACTTCTGCTGCGTCCGCTGCTCCACGTAGAAGTCCATAAAGTCCATTGCTTTATTTTCTTCGTCCGTGGACTGCATCCGCAACTGCTGCACCGGGTCGAGTTCTTGCGGCGCAGGCGCAACAGCCTGCACTCGGTTGGCCCATTCGCGCTGCATATTGCTTAATTCGGTCTGCTGCGACTCCTGCTGCTTTCGCTGGTCGGCCAAATCTTGCATTTTGCGCGTATAATCGGCCTGCTGCCTCTTTACGGCCTCTTGGACGGGCTTATACTGCTCCGGCACGGTGCTTGGGTCTACTCTGGCCCAATCTACCGTGTGCGGGTCGAATGTCTCGGCACCTTCTGACTCAGAGTGTCCATTGTCGCTGGAAGAGGTTTCAATAGGAGTGTCTTCGGGGAAAAGCTCCACGGTGGTCGAAATATCCGCAGAGCCGTCCAAAGAGTCCGGTGAAGTGGCCTCATCTCCCGACATGGAGTCCAAATCCAGTATTGCTTCGGACATGGTTTGCTACTCCTCCATTTGCTGTTGAGCAGCCTGCATGGCTTCTGCGGGTGTTCCCCCAAAAGACCACTGCGGACCGTCAACTTTGGTTTTTTTCAAGTCGTTTTCGGACTTCCGGTGGCAGCGCGAGCCGCCTACGGGGTCCGAAGACTCTACTACGTTGTATTTTTTCAGTAACTGCTGCTTATGGGAATAACTCTCCACCACGCACCCGAAGCCGCCATGATACTGACCATACATGCTCGAATTGGTCTGGTGGATGGTATTGCCCGCACGAAACGTCATCTGAGCCGTCCCGCTACAGTTTTTGCAGTCAATCTCACGCTTTATGTCTTTTATCGAAGCAAATGTTACATCTTCTTGCAAATTGTTACATTCGCTGCACCTGAAATCATGGAATATCATTAGTTTTGCCCCGGCGCACGTTGTACCTGCTGTGACATCTCCTGTGCTTGCGATCGTACCATGGAAATAATATCGCCCTCCTGGCCGCCGCGCTCCTTCACTTCTTTGCTTTCGGGGCTGGGGGCACCGGCTGCCGCGCCGCCGCCGCCCTTGCCCTGCGCTTTCTGTTGCAGGGCCTGCGTGTGCTGCTGAAGGTGCTGCTGGGCAACGGCCATGACCTGCTGCTGCTGCGGCGGGAGAAGCTGCTGAAACTCCGGCATCGTCTGTAACTGGTTGTGGATGCCCATATGAATCTGGTGGTTCTCTTCGGGTGTTACATTGGGGTTGGCCCCCTTCATCAGATACGCCACGTTCTCCATGCTGGCCAGCTTCATAGCATCGGCCTCGACCTGCTTGCCGAGGTATTTTTCGGGGTCGCTGACCTTAAACGCCTTCAATAATCCTTTTATAGCCTCGGTGCGGTTGATCTCCGGCAGTTGTATGGTGTAGTTGAAGAGGGCCAGCGCATCCTCCCGCTCCAACTGCTCGGTGATGGGCGAGGTAGACCCCGCCACGATGTCCACCTTAAAGCGCACCCGCAGCATATCGGATGTAACAGCCTCGAAGACCGGCTCCATCTCGTCCTGCGCCACGTTGACCAGAAACTCTTCGGGTGTATAGCGGGCATCGGCCATCATCCGCAGCGTGTTGTGGACGGTGGTCTTGTAACAATCCGCTACCCGCAGCTGCATCCACTCCCGATTCAACTGACCGAAGCTCGCCTGCAGGCTGGCCTGCGTAGCGGTCAGCTTCGGACCGCCCCCCATCGCCATCTGGCTTACGTTCAGTGCCTGCTCTTCGTATTCCCGCGCATCCCGCTCTATCCCCAACTGATCCGGGGGCGGGTTGCCGAAGTCCATCGCACGAAACGACGAACTGGGGTCTTCCACCCATATAATATCGCCATCGCGGCCCCGCTCCAGCGTTTCTCCAATATCGGCGTTGGCATCCCGCTCGCGCCTGGCCCCCAGCACGGTGCGGGAGAACCGCTTGAGGAGGTCGGCGCGGCGCGATATGGACTCGACAATCAGCTTCTGCGTATCTTCAGCATAGGCCATCGGCGGCTGGCCATAAAAAGATTCTTGTGTCTGGTCGAATTGCAGGGCGTAGTAGGGGAAGCCGCCGTGCGTCAGGTAGCCGCCCTCTGGCTCGAACTCGCCCGTCATCATCTCCTCACCCGTAAACGGATCGGGTACTGTTACAGGCCGCATCGCCAGCATGGGGTGGTCGATCTCTTCGATAGGCTCGCGGACGCTCTCGGCAAAGGTAATACGCTTGCGGTGCATACGGTCATGCACTTCGTATAAGACCGCCATCTTGCCCTGGGCCTTGGCCTCCTTCACCGCATCGGCTTCTTCGCCCGCCCCGCTCTCGACCTCCGATAGTAGGGTGTCGGTGGTGTCTTCCTCGTCAATGGGCTGTATCTGCCGCCGGTTGCTGAACCGCTCATCCTGCTGCACATACTCCAGCGGCACGATCATCTTCTCGATGATGTAACGGGCGTGCGACAGCTTATGGGGAGGGGTGAGGGGGTCGATAAATATATTAAACGGGTTGACCCGGTGAACGTAGGGGAAGTCATTGGAAAGCGCGTCATTAATAGTATAGGGCGCGACCATATCCTCATCGCCCGGCGGGTTGTAACCGAACTTGAGCCATCCGACATCGCAGAACAGCGCATCGAAGATGACCTGCTGCACCTCGGCCTTGGTATCCATCTGCTCCAGGGCGGCGTTGGCCACCCGCTCCAAGATGTCCGAGGCGAACTCCTTGCCCGGCTCCTCCACATGAAAGAACACATGGGGGTAGTTATAGCTGATGCTGGCGATGATCTGCCGCGACAGGGGGTAGAAGCGGGAGACTCTTACCGTCTTGTCTTCGGGCAGGCCGGGAACCTCAAAATCCAACTCATAGGCTTTGAGCAGCCTGCGCCAGACCTTATGGCGCGCCCGCATCCACACCTTGGTGTTCTCAATCGCACCGCGCCAGAAATCTATGTCGGCTTGCTTCATCAGCCCCTGCGCGTCTGCGGCTTGGGGGTGCCGTTGAAGCCCTTGGCCCCGCCGCTTTTCTTGCGGGTGTTGGTCATCGGCTGGCCGCTGCGCTGCGAGGCGGCCTTGGCCTGGGCCATGCCCTTGGCATCGTAGCT